TTGTTACCTATAACATTTTCTATGTAACGATCTACTGTCTCAGACCAAGACTCTCTGCCTTTACCGTCAAAGTATTTAGCGTACCTTGACGTGTGAATAAATGCTTGGTAATCTGTTGGTAAGTAGTTGTTCATCTGTTGTCTCCCGATCCTTGTAGTGTTCCTCTTTTTTCCCTGTCATCTAACTTAGCTACGTTTTTCTCCATTACAATAGCTAAGTTATCTCCAAAATAATTAGCTAGTGCAGTTACGTAAAATAAAACATCACCCAGTTCTTTAACTATTTCTTCAGCAGAAATTTTGTTTCTATCTCTGATCTTTTTCTTTACCTTCTCTGCTACTTCTCCTGCCTCTCCCACAAGACCAAGTGTGTTCTCTATAAGTCTCTCATCACCTATTGTTACAATTTTATTTTCAACCCAGTCTGAGTAGTCTGCAAGGACTGTGTTGTCTTCTGGTTTATTTAAATCAAATTGGTCAAAGTATCCCATGTCTTCTAAGTCTTTACCTGTAATCATCATTTTTCCTTTACATCTATCTCTACTATTTCAACATCATCAATATCGTACATTGCGTAAGATATAGCTTGTTCAAGTCCTATCTTTGCACCATCCTTATCTGCAGCTATAAAGTTAGCGTCAGAATCTAAGTCAAGTAGCATTGTTATTTCAAACAACACAGGAACCTCCAAGTTATAAGAATTAAATTAAACACGTCAAGATTATTCTTCAAGCCACTCATCAGGTATTACCTTTTCAGCGTACTTAAATCCATGACGTTCACACCAGTCACCGTAGCAAGACTTAGCACCCTTGTATAATTTGATTCTACAATTCTGAAATACAAAACGTAAGTCTAAATCGGGATGCTGCTTCCTTATCTCTACATGTTTACGTCTGTCTGTGGAAACGAAACGTCCTTTGGTTTCTATTACAATACCATTCTCTAAAATAAAATCAGGTTTGTAATGACGAGTCTTAACATCTAACCAAGTTATACGTTCTTTCTCGTAGGTAAACTTGATACCTTTTTTCTTTAAATACTTAGCTGTGTCATCCTCAAAACCAGAACGATACCCTGCCTTTATAGCTCTGGATCTAACACTCATAATTAATTACAGCCACTCAGGTTTTTGAATGACAGTGTAGTCACCCCAACCTGTACCGTAATCAGAATCCTTTTCTGCTTTTGCTATAACAGCTAAAGTTTTATGCAGTTGCTTCATACCCCAGTGCATAACTTCTGGACCCATCACATGTACGTGTGAAAGAAATGGTGCAGTCTTTTCACAGGCAATAAAAGAAAAATTATCTACGTCATAACCTGCAAGCTTACATGTGTAAACGTAGTGAGCACCCTGTAAAAGGTAGCCATACTTCAGACACTCTTTTAAGAAACCTCTTGGACTAGCATCCTGTGTTGTCTTTACATCGTAGACTGTACCTTCTTTTTCTATCAGTAAGTCTGGACGAGTTTTCAAAGTTAATCCTGAGATAGGATCTTCTACAAAGATACTGATCTCGTTTAATCTATCAGGGTGGTTTAAGTATGATGCACACACAGGATTGTTTAGAGCACCCCTGGTTATACAGTTGGCTACGTTAAACTCTACCTCAGTAAGTAAGATTTGATCTTCATCAAGGTTGGCTTGCATCTCTTTAAATGCTGTACTGGATTTAGTCTTTGGTCCTTTGACTACTAGGTTACGTTCTTTCTCTAGTAGGTTAGCGTGTACTGCACTTCCCATTGCAAAGGCTGCGTTGTTAGAGTTACGCTTCTCACCCTTCCAGTGTGCCAGTGTCTTTTTATATACAGCCTTTACAGCACTTGAAGAAACACCACTGGTTGAGTGATACTCTTCATTAGTCATATCTGTTATAACGTTTTTTATGTAGGTGTAGCTCATGTCTCTCTCTCATTATAAAATAGCCCCCACCTAAAAATGAACGAAAAAGATGGGGGCTTAGTCTTCTAGGATAAAAAGGAACTAAAACCTAGAAGGGTATTGAGTCCTGTGGTTCTTTTTGAGAGGAAGACTTACCACTAGAACTCTTACTGTGATCTGAGAACATTTCAGAGGCTGACTGGGAGGAGCCACCCTCACTATCATAGACCACATGATCAAGAATTTGAAGTCCTACCAGGCGTGTTCCTGATCCAACCTTTGTAGGATATACTTCAACTTTAACAATTCCTTTACTTCCGTTTCCGATAAAGCCCTTCTCATCGAAGTTCCATTCTTTACCTGACTTGTCAGCAACTACTGGAGCACCACCCATCCAGTCTTGTGAGCCAACGTGAGGACGTACAACGGTTATTCTGTGACCGCCATCTACTTCCTCTATTTTCTTTTGACATCCTGCTTTCTTCAAAGCATCTGCTGTCTTCTTGTCGGTGGTTACAGTAACCTTGTACTCACCATCCTTTTCCTCGTTCCACTCGTTGTGATCTCTGTTGGACTCAAATACTTTTGCCCAGTCGAGTGTACCTTTAATATCTATTTGTGTTGATGGCATATTGCCCTCCTTTTCTTTTACTGTTGTTACATCTAATATTTTTTATTGTAGTTGTCAATGGGTCTCAGCCCAGTTTTTTCCTATGTCGTATGATCCTGGAGTAGGTATCTTAAATCCTAACTCCTGACCAGTTTCTAACATGCAGTCTGCTTGTATCTGTCCTAGTGCTCTAGCTTCCTCCTCTGTTCCTGTTACCTCTACTTGGTATTCATCGTGGATGAACCCAACCATCTTAAACTTTATCCCTTCCTGTCTAGCTCTGTCGTGCCACTTGAGGAGACTGTGCTTCATCAGACAAGACTCACCATTCTGTAGTATTCCTGCCAGTGTTTTGTGTGCGTTGGGTACTGGAACTCTACGTCCATCATACCCAGTGAAGTATCCCTGCTCTGCTATGTAAGGCACGAGTTTATTCTTTAGGTTATATAAACCATCAATGCTCATCTCGAAACGAGTACGTGCCTCCTGTGCTTCCTTCATGTTTACTTTTAGTATCTGACCAGTCTTTGCTACACCTGCACCTAGTAACCAAGCATAGATAAAAGTCTTAGCCATATCTCTTGTACCACTAGGGACTGCCAAAGCTTTCTTGTTTAAGTTGTGTATGTCTGTCTCGTCTTCTTTCTTTCCCTCCATGATGGCTTGTGCGTACTGATCAGCATCAAAGTGTCTCCAGAGATAGTCAGCTAACACACGTAACTGGATACCGTCTGCGTCTGTACCAACTAACCAAGAGTCAGAAGGAACTGTCCAACAAGAACGTAGATGCACATCAAATTGTTTCTTTACTTCATCAACTGCTGTCTTTGCATCACCATAAAAAGGTGAAGATATGTTAGCAGTGTTAGGATCTTTGTGAGCACACCGTCCTGTCCATGCTCCAATGTTATTTATCCTACCATGAATCCTTAAATCGTCACCACACTGCCCTATCCACTCAACCAGTGAGCTTCTGCGTCCTTCTAGTGTCAGCCACTGGGCTAGAGCTTTCGCTCCTGTAGGTGCTGTCTCAGGGAGTGTACCAAGATTTGCCTCTGATACAGTAAAACCGTACCTACCTAAGTCTTTCTTCTTTTGATTGTAGAAATCCTCGTCCATAGAGGCTACTGACTTACCGTATGGATCACCTACCTTCTTTCGAGAGAAGTTAATAGCAGTCTTTGTTTTATCTACTGGCTTCCATCCTGCACCCCAGAGAACATCTATCCTGTCCTTTGAAGATCCTGGATTAAACTCTATCCAGTCTAAACAAACTAGGTCATCGTCCTCTATGTTTGTAATAGCGTACTTCTCTTTAGCCCTGATAACTGTAGCCATCTCACCGCCATCCTTCTTGAGTCGATACTTGATACGATTGACCTCAGTAAGTTTAGGTGGGAAGTCTACTTGGAACTGCTCCTCTAAGGTAATCATCTTTGTCTTGACTGAGTTAAGAAGAAACTCTGCCTTTGTTTTATCAAAGAAGAAACCGTAGTGTTGTGTACGAACTAACTCTATCTGTACATCGTGCTCAGTCCTTAAAGACTTACGCCAATCAGGACTCCAAATAATATCGTTGAAGTGATCATACAAAGATTCTGTAACCTCGATGTCTTGATACCAGTAGTCAACCATTTCGATACTGAACTTCTCGAACTCATGAAAGTCTCCTTTATGTTTGTTGAGCCTTATCCCCCAAGCCTGTAGGCTGTGAGGAAACTTAGCACCCTTGGGTGTTTCGATGTCGTAGTTTACTAACCTACTAATAAGTAAAGTATCTACAATCTTTCTTGGGTCTATCAGTCTGGGTTTAAGTAGTTTGTTTAACATGGGTGCATCAAACTGTACAAAGTTGTGACCAATAATCAGATCTGCTGACTCGTACCACTTGATAGCTTCACGCCTAGCAACCTCATCCTCGTGGCAGTTATCAAACCTTACTGTCTCACCAGTAGTAATATCTTTACCACCACAGATCCAGAGTTTGTCACTGTTGTTAAGACCGTTTGTTTCTATGTCGCTGATGACAATCTTCATACGTTGAACACCACCTCTTCAAGGATAGTTGTTTCAGGATCGTAGAAGACTGACCCTGCTTTACCTAGCTTGGCAAAGGGTCTGTTCTTGTCAACAATAAAGTGTGTCGTATTTCTCTCTACATCATCATCTGATTCAGTATCTCTGTTGAGTTTTATACAGACGATAGCTTCTTCCTCAAGAGATGCTGCGTACTTGGTGCGTCCATCATCGTTAACCTGTGATATAAATACAACACCTATGTTTAATTCTTTAGCAAGCTGTGCCATCCTAGCCCCAAGAGTAGTCAGGGTACTGGTAGCTGCATCTACACCAGAGTTTGATAGATAGGCTAGACGTTGNACGTGATCTATGAAGATGTACTCTGCACCATAGACTGTGGCTGCAAGCCTAACGTAGTCNAGGAGTTGCATAGGATCATCATGGCTACGCATCTCAAAGACAACTGTGTTCTCTCCACCTGCCATCTTCTGTGCTGCTTTGATAACTTGATCCTCAGTATACCCAGTTGCTACTGCATCCTCTTTGGTTCTGACATTCCATCCAAGTTCGTAGGTTGCCATAGACCTGTAAGTTGTAGACTTCATCTCCTCCATGTGGAGTAGGGCAAGCTTTGTGTTCTGCTTGAGTAGCCCCACCTCAAAGTACCTGACTAGCTCAGTCTTACCCTGACCCCTCATTGCTTTGATGAATGTAAGTCCACCCTTAACCAGACCCCTGATCTTATCATCAATACCAGTGTGTCCTGTAGGTACGTACTCGTAAGGGTTCTCTGTGGTGATAGCTTTCTCTACCTCCAAGTCTCCAACAAAGAAGTTGTCTGGTGCAAATCTCTGGGGCTTGAGTGCTGCCCACTTNAGGTCTGACTCATCACCCTCCATAAGAAACTCGTTGGCATCCTTGTGNTTGGACATAGGTACGTAGTAAAACTTCTCAGGCATAATGCTGTACAGTTTCTGTGCTGCACCCTGACCTGCCTGATCTAGTTCACCTGCGTAGACTACCATCTCGAAAGCGTTGAGGTATTCAAAGTTATCCTTGATAAACTTATCTGATAGGGCTGCACTTGGTAGTGACTTTACAGGATAGGATTTACCTAAGACCTGATACAGACTGGCTGCGTCAAACTCACCCTCAGTAATGTAGATACGCTTACTAGATCCTGCGTTAAACTCAGGCCCGAAAAGTTCTGTCAGTGACCCACGATCTTTAGTCCAGAACTTCTTCTCGTGGTAGCCACGATACTTGACGTTATCTTTGTACTTGAAAGCGTAACGTACAGGATCACCACCCTCACCTATTTGTAATTGAATGTTGTATAGTTTAGCTACGTCTTCATCTAGTCCTCTGATACCTTCGTACCTACCTGAGATTACGTTGACGTTACGTAAGTCTACCTTGGGTGGAGGTGGTGGATAAGTTGACTCTGCCCACTCAAACTTCTTTGCTGAGTTTGGGTAGCCCCTGTTACAGGAGTGGCACTTACCTACCTTGGTTACTAGGTTGTAACTAAAAGCATCTGAACTTGCACACTCCTCAAACGGACATGGTTGATGTGTAATCTCACTCTTGCTGTTCACTGCTGCTGTCATTTTGTTGTTCCTTTTCTTTCGCTCTCTGTCGTTCTTCATTGGTCATTGGTCTTATCTCAGTAGATATTCCTTTCTTTCTATCTATGTGCCATTCATGCACTACCCCAGTATACCAGTTGTTTGCTTCCTCCTGTGCTTCTTCTTCGTTAAGAAAAAGCATTGGGTTATCAGATAAACTAAATGGATTCTTACCTGATATGTAGGCATACTCCCCTGTGTCTATTTCAATTTGGACTGAGTACATTTTATCAAACCTATCTTCCAAAGTTAAATTGTACCAATCAATTACTTTATCTTTTAAAAAATTCATGTGTTCCTCCTACCACATCGGATTCATTAGGTCAAATCTTTCGTACCAGTCAGCCCCTTCCAAGGCTAACCACATCAGCACAGGCACACCCAGTATGAGAAACATACAGGTAACAAAAGCCCACCCCAATCCTTTTGTTGTGCAGTGCTTCTCACTCATATCACGAATGCAATTTTTTGTCATCATCATCTTCCTCCCTTGGGTAGTATACTAAAACATATGAGTCACACTCAGGACAACTAAGATTAGTCACTATGCTGTAGTCTCCAAAGAGATATGTTTCATCCTCATCAATGTCGTGATCACCACCCCAAGTTAACTTGGTGTCACAGTGCCAACAGTTCATGCGTAATCCTTTCTAGCTTTAGATGGAAAGTCATCTATGTTCCATCCTTTGTTTACTTGCTCAGTTGCCCAGGCATAAGTGATATCCCAATACCTTGCCGCCTCTGCCATGTTGCTGAAGTCTTTACCGTAGAGTCTACACTTCCTACCCTTCTGTTTAAAGGTAGGCTCGTACCTGATACGGACATGAGGAGGTACTCCTTTTGGTTGCATTACTTTTCTCCTATG